AGGCGTGCGACAAGTACGTCCCGGCAGAGATTGAGTCCGCCGTCAAGGACGCGTTGATCAACGCTTTCGGAGAAGGCGTAACGCTGACCAGTCAGCACATCGTTGACGCGTTTGCCGTGATGGTACCGATCAGCAAGGCGTTTGCTTCGCAGATTGACCGGATGAACGAGTGGGCGAAGAACAACGCTACTCCGGTTTCTCTAACCGAGGAACAACGGAAGCAACGCCGCGACCTTATGCGCAACCGCGCAAGGGTCAGCACGCGACGGAGGGCATAACATGTCAGAGCAACTGGTTTCTATCGGTTTCGGGAAAGAGACATTCTCTTCCAGTTCGGCCAGCCTGTCCGCGTTCGTCGTTGAGCCTGAGTTCACCCGGACGTTGCCAAGCAAGAAGTACAAGCGTCAGGGGGCGTTGCAACGCTTCCCTGTCAGCCAGCACCCGGACATCAATGGGTTCATGTATCTGGATTCGGTCGGCGGGATACCGGACGGCACGGTCATCATGCTGCAAGCCTCGCATCGCTACCGCGCGACCCCGCTTCGGGACGGGGCGTTGTTCATCTGCCTACGGACGACGGGTCCGATGCTTGCGGTACAGGCTACCCTCTCTGCGGCGCAGGAAGCAACCCTCACAGGAAGCTTTCTAGCCTTCCAAGGGAGGGGGGACATCCTCCGGGCCTCCGATCTGGAGCAACACGGCATAAAGCCTTACAAGAATTGGCTGACGGCTTACACCGATGACGAAGAGGTATCTGAATGCTTTACGATTCAGGTCATCGCACCGGAGACCGAAGGCAAGCCTACGTTTGAGGCTGTCGAGGCTCCCGATGGAGAAGTTGTCCTAGTGAAGCAACGACCGAGGCGTAAGATCAGCATTCGGCGTTGACTTGACAAAGAATTTGTTATCCCTTAAACTGGTAGGAGTAGTCGATGAGCCACACAACTGAGATTAACAGCATTGTCTTTAGCGATGTTGCCGCTCTCAAGCTAGCTGTACAAGAACTACAAAAGGCGGGTGTCAAATGTACGCTTAAGGAGAAAGCAGTACCGCGAGCGTACTACGCGAACCAGCAAGGCATGGGGCTTGCTGACTACGTTCTAGAACTCCAAGACTCACCGTACGATGTCGGCTTCTACTACGACACGAAGCTGAAGGGGATGGTTGCGCGTACTGACCTCTTCCTTGGGCATGTCAGTAAGGTTCTTGGGGTGAAGGCGGGGGTTGACGAAAAGCCGGAACAGGCGGCGCTGGGCAAGCTTTATCAAGCCTATGCGGTCGCAGCAACAACGCGGCAAGCCGCGCGTCAGGGATACACCGTCCGCAAGATTTCGCGTGCGGATGGGTCGGTTCAGTTGATTATCAACACGTGAGGCCATGATGGCACAGAAACAGATCATCATCGACATTACCCCGGCGGGTAGTGTCAAGATCGATGCCAAGTGCTTTGTCGGGCAGGATTGCGCCAAGGCAACCGAGCAGATTGAGATTGTGCTAGGCGGGGCCGGGAGTAGGAAGAAAAAGAAAAAGCCTGAGTTCTTCGCTTCCCCGTCTACCAAGACAGGTCAGAAACTAACGTTCTAGGGGGTGGTATGGAGTTGGTTGTTTCTGTAAGCCCGGAGGGGGAAGTCAGGTCCGCACATAACGACCGCTTCTCTCTGGGCTTTCTCGGCAGGCAGCGCATCGAACGGGCAAGTGACATTCGATGGGACGAAGATAGCCAAACATGGGGGATTTGGTGGTACCACAATACGGACGACTTCGCTGGGTTCGTAACCCCGGCTGAGCCGTATAGCTACTTCAAGACTTACGAAGACGCCCGTGAGTTCGAAGTAGAGATGTTGAACTGCTCCCTACGCACAGGGTTTCATCCCTGTTCGAACGAGTTGCTACAGGAAGCAGTCTTCATGCGAGACAAGGCATAAAAAAACCCCCCGGTCTGTCGCAAACCGGGGGGCAAGGTACAACGAGGAGACCGAGCGGGGGAGTCAGACCCGCTGGGGCAGTACCCATGGCAAGACACTGCGGTAGAGATACTATCGCAGTCCTCATAGGGCGTCAACATGAGCAACGTAGTATCCCTATGCGCTGTACGGGCGCAGCGCGAGCTATCCTTTGTCCCAATCTCTACCGAGCAGCTTAGCGAGAAGATCGATGCTGTAGCGCATCAGTTCGTCTCTGCACAGGCCGTAGTCTTGCTTCGTCAAATCCTTCGGTTCAGCCGGGAGGGCAGGACCGAACTCAGCTACCAGTTCCTCTGTAGCGAACTCCGGGTATCAGACCGGAGCCTTACCAAGTACATCGAAGAGCTTGAGGTTCACTGCTTCATCAAGGTGAGGCGCAGTCGCGTGAGCAAAGTCCTCGCGACAAACCAGTTTGAAATCGATTTCAAAGGCCCTCTGGGAGCGTCCATGCCCGCGTTGAAAACACCACGATATGACCGAAAAGGGGGTACCGTAAAAAATACGGTACGGGGGGAGGGGGTACCAGAAAAAGTACGGAGTAATACTATAAGTACTAATGATAAGAAATTGATTCCTAATAGGAATCAGCGCGTTCCCGCGCAGAGTTTCGATTCGATTTCTGATGCGATAGAACACACGACGAAGCGCATCGTGCGCAAGCGTACGGAGAAGGTCGCGAAGGCGACCAAGCCGGGGGCGCAGCTAACGCTGGCAGGCGTCAAGGCAACGTGGGCGGCGTCGATGCTCAAGCACTACCCCAAGGTACCCCCGGTCATGTTTACGTCGAAGGAGTTCGCGCTGTTCAAGTTGAGGATCGCACCGATCCTATCCGCAGCTAACCTGTCGGAGTTCTTCGACTACACCGTTGCCTCTTGGAATTCCCTTCGTGAAACCAAGTTCAAATGGCTTCGCGCCAAAGGCAAGGACGTTGCCGTCTCTCCATCGCTGTTGGAGTTGATGCGGTTCTGGAAGATATTCGCTCAGTCGTTTTCCGACTCGCGCATGGCTGAGGTCGTGAATGCAGGCAAGCTCAAGCGCACCGAGGTTGACGCACTGGAAGACAAGGTACTGACGCAGGCGTCGGAGATTGCAAAGACGCGTGAGGAAGTAGCGCGTTTGCGGAAGCAGCTTGCACGCGCGGAGCAGCTAGCCTCTGCGCCGATCCCCGATACAAAGCCGAGGATGTCGTTGTCTGAGCGCCGTCGGGTAGCTGAAAAGAACTACAATGACGGGAGCCACGATATTCCGAAATGGAAATGACAATGACGCTAACCAAAGATGAAGAAATCCGGACAGGATTGAAATCGTCTGGGGTACCAGAGGCGACCTTCTACACGACCTTGGTGTTAGAGAACGCCTCTGACCTTCGCGAGTTGATTGTTAGCCGGTCCCTGCTTCGCAAGGGGGCGGCGAAGGGCGTCTACGTCTATCCCAAGGCAAAGGCCAACACTACGCGAGCCAGAAAGCTGTTCTACCTCGTAGCCAAGGAGATGTTCTTGACCGGGACGACCGTCTTCTGCGTCTCGCTCACTCGGTTGGTCGAGCTTTTGAATTCTGAAGATTACTTTGGTGATGCAGCGAGTATTGACAAGGTACGTGTTGTTTTCTTGTTGGACTTCTACGAGGAAGGCGCACCGTCTCCGTTGACGCCTTCTGATGCTGCTAAGGTACGTACGTGGGTTCGTCAGCGCTTTGAGGAAGGGAACGCAGTATCCCTCTTGTCGGACTCTCCGTTAGATCGGTGTGCGCCTTGGTGGCCGGTATCGTTTCTTGGGTTCCTTAACGAAAATGTGTACACATACGCGGTGTAGCGTAAATGAGCGATGGAAAGAAGCTTGTTGCTGCGATTTTGGGCGCGGGGAGCGTAGAAACACTCCGCATAGTGTCGGATGACCTTTTTGAGGATGAGGAGCTAGCGGTATTTCGTTTCGTCAAGACCCACTTTCGTCGCTATGGAGAACTGCCGAATGCCCGTACCGTAGAACAAGAGACGCGCGAGCGTCTACCCTCCGCACCGGAGTCCGTTGACTACTACCTGAAGCGTCTTCACGACAGGCGGCTCTTTGTCGCCTTGCGGGATGACTTCGGTCGTCTGCGGGATGCGTTGCAGGGCTTCAATGTCGAGCAAGCTAAGGAAGTCATCGACAGGATGAAGTCGTCCTGTCGGGTTAGTACACCGGACAACGACCTCCGTAACGTACGGGAAGCTGCCGATTTAGTCTTGCAGCAGTACAACGAAGCGCACATGAACCCCGGCCTGTCGGGGATACCTACAGGCTGGGCGCACATTGACGAGGCGACGGGCGGGTACCAGCGCGGCGATCTGGTTGCATGGATCGCGAGGATGGGGATAGGCAAGACCTACCTTTTGTTGGCGCAGGCGCTAAACGCGTGGAAGGCAGGCTACAACGTTCTGTTCGTAACCATGGAGATGACGGTCGAGCAGATTGCGCGGCGGGCGATTGGTATGGATGTGGGGATCAACCCGGACCACATTCGCAAAGGCGCACTTGATCCGTGGCGCACGCGCCATCTACAGCGGTACATCCAAACGCTTCGCAACTTTGACCGTTTCCACATCTACGCTGGTTCCTTCTCAAAGAAGGTCTCCGACCTCGACGTACTGATCCATGAGCTTGCCCCGGACATTGTGTACGTCGATAGCGCGTATCGAATGCAGCCAGACAGCGCAAGCCGCAGCGCGGGCCGTCTAGAGCGGGTTGCTCTGGCCTACGATGACTTGAAGAAGCTGACGATCACATCGGACCGTCCGATGATCACTACTTCTCAGTTCAACCGGCAGGCAGGGCAGCGCGGTAAGGCCGGTACGCTGGAGTCGGTCTCTTTCTCAGACGCTATTGCGATGCACGCGTCGTTGGTGTTCGGTATCAAGGAGGGGACCAACCCACACCAGCGGACTCGTCGTGAGATTGAAATCATGAAAGGTCGTGAGGGGGAGGGCGGCATCTACGAGGTCAACTATCGGTTTGCTCCGATGGACTTCTCGTACATCGAAAAGGAAGAGAATCGGCAGGCTGAGCCGGGGAACCCGGACTGGATGCTCGTTGAATCATGAAATCGATTTCACCGACACCGGAGCTTGTAGTCCTTTACGACAAGATGCAAAAGCACACCATCAAGGACTGCAACAAGTATTGCAACGTCAAGACTTGTTGTCAGCCTGAGTACTGTGAGCGGGCGCGGAGATTCGCCAAGGAACGGTACAACGTGACGCTTGAGGATACGGGGCAGGACGCTAGACTACCCTTCATGACCCCTACAGGTTGTGTAGTTCCGCCGCACCTTCGACCGGAATGTACGGTCTACGTATGCTGTATCCGGGATCAAGGGCAGCGGCACGGCAATCCGAAATGGACGGAGCGGTACTACGATCTGCGTAAGCAGATATTCTGGCTTGAGCTATCGGAGAAAAAGGATGTCTAGCGGTTACGGTCCCTCTTGCGCAGAATGCCCGCTTCGCGGCAAGTCTGATATCTTTGGTATGCAGGGGCGATCAGATGCGTCGTTCGTGGTTGTCACCGACGCGCCGAACTGGAGACCGGAAGCGTGGGGGCGGTATCTCTCCAACGCATCGGTCTGTCTGCTTTCTAAGGCGATGCAGTCGGAGGGGTTTGTAAAGGAGGACTTTGCTTACCACCCGCAGGTTCGCTGTCCCTACAACCCGGACGAGTACACCACGAAAGAGAAGAGCAAGATAGCAAAATGCTGTCGTCCCTACCTTGTTGACGCCATTCGAAAGCACAAGCCCAAGGTCGTGATCCCTCTCGGCGTCGAAGCGTCGAAGCAGGTATTCGGGCGGGCGGTGAAGATCACCAAGGTTCGCGGTATGCCTACGCGTACTGAGGAGTTCGGGCGGACGGTTGTCCTTCCGATGCTCAACCCTGTCATGGTTTCGATCTACCCGCAACATACATCTGTGTTCCGGGCGGACTGCTCTACTCTTGGGCGCTTGGCAGACAACGACTACAACATCCAAGACTCTGCCAGTTCCGCCATGGGGGAGTACGAGTTTATCGATGACTTGCAGTTCCTTATCGATAAGAGACCTGACCGCATCGCTTACGATACGGAGAACACCGGACTTCGTTGGTTCGCTCCGGACGCGAAGATTCTGACGATGCAGTTCAGCGTGGAGCCGGGGAAGGCGTACATGCTGCCTTGGGATCACCCGGACCGGCCACAGTCGGCTCGCGCGAAAAGCAGGCTGCGTAGGCAGTTAGCCAAGCTGCTTTGCAACCCGGACACGATTGTCGTCGGGCAGAACGCGAAGTACGACGCGGTGTACACCTACGCGCAGACAGGCATTCGCTATCCGATTGGTGGCGACACGTTGTTGCTTGCGACGTTGCTGGATGAGAACTCGTACACGAAGAACCTAGACGATCTGGTCAAGCGGTACGTCCCGGACATGGCGGGGTATGCGGATGAGTTCAACAGTAGCGTGGACAAGAGCCGCATGATCGATCTTCCTCTAGACGCGAAGTTTCTCGCCTACGGCTGCGGGGATGCCGATGCGACCATACGCCTTGAGGAAGTACTGTACGGCATGGTCAAAGCTGACAGAAAACTACTTACGCACTATGAGAAGGTCACGCTCCCCGGACTGAACGCGTTCGCGTCGGTCGAGTTGCGCGGTCTGAACATTGACGAGAACGAGGTTGCCTCGTTTGAGGCATTCATGGAGCAGCGGGTGGGCGAGATGAAAGCCAGCTTGCTGCGGCAGGTACCGAAGGCCATCAAGCGCAAGCACGTAGAGAAAGGGCTGGAGTTTTCCCGGCCAGACTTCCTGCGGGACATCCTCTTCTACCACGAAGATGGTTTCTGCCTTAAACCCAAAGTGTTTACGAAGACTACCGCCAAGCTGGACGGCAATCGTCGTGTACCCTCGACTTCCACCAAGGATCATCTTCCCTACTTCTACGATAGCTGTCCGTTCACTTACGAACTCGCGGAGTACATCAAGTCAGACCGTATCCTTGGCACCAACGTCAAAGGCTTCAAGAAGAAGTACATCGTGGAGGGGATGGTTCGCCCCGTATACAACCTCCACGTTGCCGTCACCGGACGCACTTCGTCTGAGGACCCGAACGGGCAGAACTTCCCCAAGCGGGGGCCGATAGCGTCGGCGTACCGAAAGCTATTTGTGGCTCCTCCGGGCTACTTCGTGTTGGAAGCCGACTTGTCGCAGGCTGAGTTGCGGATTGCCGGGGACATGGCGAACGACCCTACGATGATCGGCATCTATCGGAACAAGGGCGATATCCACACCGCTACCGCACTCATCGTCATGGGCGTGACGATGGAGAAGTTCAAGGAGTTGGACAAGAAGGCACAGAAGGACGCACGTACGAAAGCGAAGGCGGTTAACTTCGGCTTCCTGTACGGCATGGGCTGGCGCAAGTTCATCGCCTACGCCAAGACGCAATACGGGGTAGAGTTCTCCGAGAAGGAAGCGCAGCGCATCCGCGTGGCGTTCTTTGAGACGTATCGGCAGTTGCCGCGTTGGCACGCGATGATGCGTGAGTTCGCGAGGAAGCACAAGTTCGTGCGTTCGTACTCCGGGCGGGTGCGTCACCTACCGATGATCGACTCGCAGGATGAGGGAGTACAGTCGGAAGCGGAGCGGCAGGCCATCAACTCCCCTGTACAGGAGTTCGGGTCGAGCTTGGGGGTCATGGCATGCGGGCGGATGAACGAGGAGGTAGACCCTCGCTACCTATCGCTGGTTGGGTTCGTACACGACGCGATCTATGCGTACGTACCCATGCAGTACCTTGAGTGGGGCGCTAAGACGTTGCGGTGGTATATGGAGTCCAACCCGCTCAAGGAATGGTTCAATCGTGAGATGAAGATTCCGATTGTGGCGGACGTTGGCTTTGGTGTGAACCTCAGCGAGATTTTCGAAATGGGGGAGTTCGACATCGGGCAGGACGGTGAGGTAGAGGTCGGGGCTTACGATTTCGAAAAGCTCTGGGCCGAAGACCCGTCTAAGTCACTGCCGGTCCCGGAGCAGCGGGTTCCGCCTAACAACGGACGTTTGGTGCATGGCTTGTACACGCGTTCTGTTGGTTGATTTGCGTAACTGAGGGCCGTAGAATGCCCTCATTCAAAGGAGAAATTCATGGCAACGCGTATCCGCAGGGATCGTCCGTCTACCTCGACTGTTCAAGTCGAGTCGTTGATGAAATCGATTTCAGAAAATAGCGATGAGATAGCAAGGCTCACCGCGAAGGTCAAGACTGCAACAAGCGAGCTTTACGCGTTGATGCACGCGATGAAGCTTTCTGAACACACATGCGATAACTTGGTGGCCGAGGTCTACCGTCCAGCAGGACGCGCGACCAACCTCATCGATCCGAAAGCGTTTCGCAAGCTGGTCGAGAACGATGGCGAGTTCTACGGGGCGATAAGCGTCTCTGTTACAGCGGCCCGCAAGGTCTTGCCTGAGAAGCAACTAGCAACGATCACCCTGACTAAACCGGCCATTCCCGGCGAGGAGACGGTTAGGGTTCGTCACGTTCAGGGGTAGTCTGTGGACCGCCCTGAGATTAAGCAGATCGTCAAGGAGATATTCGGTCCTAACACACCGATGACGGACACGGAGCGCTGGGTAAGCATTCCGTGTCCTTTGTCTCCTTGGACGCACGCGCGGGGGCAGGACACGCACCCTAGCGCAGGCATATCTGTCAAGACGAACGGCGAAGCTAGTATCTTCAACTGCTTTACCTGCCACAGTCGCGGGACGCTCAGTTGGCTCCTCCGCAAGTACAGCGAATACTCCGGAGAGGACTGGCTCAACTACGCAAAGTCGTTAGAGCGCGGTGAGTTCTTTGGCGGGGCAATCCCGGTTTGGGATTCCGTTATCGATCCTGACCCACCGCCCGTGCCTATCGACAAGGAGAAGTACTTCGATCTGTACGATCCGGCTTACGGGCATTCGTACTTGGCGAAACGCGGGATCACGCGTGAGGCGGCGCGGCGGATGGAGCTTCTATACGATCCCGGAGACTCTAGCGGGGTTGAGCGGATTATGTTTCCTGTGTACGGCCCGGACGGTTTGCTGTACGGGTTCTCAGGACGCGCCATCCATGAGGGGGTCATACCCAAGGTGAAAGACTACCATGGGTTACCGAAGCGAAAGCTGTTGCTAGGGGCGCATCTGATCGAACCGACAGATGAGTACGTGATCTTGGTTGAGGGTTTGTTCGACTACGCAAAAATGGTGACGTACGGTTTTCCGGCCATGGCGTTCATGGGGTCGTATCTGACCGAGACGCAGGCGGACATCGTGAGAGAGCTTGGTAAGCCAGTCTACTTCTTTCATGATGATGATCCTCCGGGGCGGGACGCGCGGGACCGTGCAAAGGAGTTGCTATGGCGGTACCTACCGCTGATGAAAGTTCGGTACCCAAGCGATCCTACTGTAGAGACAGCCGGGGGCGGTTTTCGCGCCCCGAAAGACCCAGCGGAGCTAAGCGAAAAGCAGGTAAGAAAGATGCTAAACGACGCGCGTCTTCTGTAGATTTGACAGTAGGCTCTGAGGGGCGTAAACTTTCCCCTAGGTTGATCGATGATCGACCGGACATAGTGGCAACTTTGTTTGCACCGTTGAGGAAAGGAAAGCCTGTTTGGTTGGAGGTCTCAGACCTCCGTCTACCTAAGAAGACTCGCAAGTACAAGACTGTACTCATCGTTTGTCCTTTGAGTGTTCTTGGGCATGACATACAGGGCTACTTCGTAGCCATGCCGCCATACGGGGCAGAATTAGTTTCTGCGACGGACATCAAAGCAACCACGTTCGCTCGACTTGGGTTGAGCTTTTCGCTAGCACGTGCATTAGCAGATGCACTCAAAAAGGAGATTTGAAATGGCTGAACAGAGAAAACGGTCTGCGTTCTTTCGCGGCGAAAGCGGCATGCGCCGCACTGACGAAGAGATTGAACGCTCCAAGCAGAAAGCTGAACAGCGCCGCGCGGCGGGCCATCAACCGTTTCGGTTCTTTGTCCCGGTAGGCGATACGCGCGAAATCATCATCTGCGACGACAAGCCTGACTTCTTCATGTACGAACACGCATTGAAGGATGCAGAAGGTCGTTGGGGTCGGCTGTTCTCTGGTTGCGTCAAGACCTTCGACAACTGCCCAGTTTGCGAGGCGACCGGGAAGGAGTCCTACTACGCGATGTTCCTTACGGTCATCGACCTGACTCCGTTCAGCATGCGGGACGGTACTGAGGTTGAGTTCAGCCGCAAACTGCTTGTCGTCAAACCGGCACAGCAGAAGAAGTTCCTGCGCTTCTACAACAAGGAAGGCACGCTTCGCGGCGCTAAGTTCTCCATGACGCGAGATGGCGACAAGGACTCTGCCATCGGCAACGACATTGAGTTTGTCGAGTTCGTGGAGGAAGACGACCTCGCTGCTTACACCCGCTCTTGGAAGGACCGCGAGGGCAAGAAGCACACCGAGAACTGCGACGAGCCGTTCGATTACGAGAAGATGTTTGAAGAGCCTACGACTGAGAAGCTTCGCGCTATCGTCGGCGGCAGTCCCGCTCCCGGCAGTCGCCAGCAAGCAGAGCGCGAGCTTGGGTCGAGCCGTACCCGTCGCGCTGCCAAGAGCGACGAGGATGATGAGCGTCCGCAGGCCCGTCGCCGTGCTACCAAGGACGACGATTGGGAAGACGCTGACGACGAGGCCCCGTTTGATACGGACACCCCGCCGCGCCGTCGCGCTAGGGAAGACAGCGAGGAGGAGGCACCGGAAGCCCCCCGCAGGGGAGTTAAAACCCCCTCTAGGGAGGTTTCTCGGTCGGGTCGGGCGGTAGCGGCAGACGATGAGGAAGAAGCCCCTGTAGCCCGTAGCGCGACCCGTCGGGTTAGGCAGGAAGAAGTCGAGGAAGAAGCTGACGAGCCGTCCGTCGCGCGTCGGGTCGTTGCACGGCGGGCGCGGAGGTAGGCTACCGTGGCGTTGATCCAAGAGATGTTGGAGGATTTGGAAACCACCGCCGAAGTTGGTGACCTACCTGACGACGATATCGATTTCGTAGAGACCGTCCTAGACGCGGTGTATGTAAGCAACGGGGACGTATCCGTTCTCACAGAGCAGCAAGTGGCTAGGATCACAGCACTCTGGGAAAGGTACATTGGAGGGCAGTAAGGGGAGGGCGGCATTGCCGCCTTCCCTATTGACTCGGAGGTTACGGTGGAGTCTCGTTTTAAGTTCGAACCGGCGCAGCTTCCCCCAGAGTCATACTCCTACGAGTACTACATGTCGGCGTGGGGTTTGACGAAGGCTGAGGCGAAGAAGGAGGTTCAGCGCACGAAGGAGACGAGTGTCTATCTATCGGACACGTATCAAGTCAACGTGCGGGAGGTCAATGTCCCGGCGTTCGGCTTGTTCATGACGCACGTATCCATCAAGCGCAGGGACAAGCAAGCGTTTCACGACTGGCGAGAAATGCAGCAGATCAAGAACGCGATCTGCGGTCCGGAACGGGAGGCGGTTGAGCTATACCCCGCAGAGTCTCGGCTAGTCGATACGTCGAATCAGTACCATCTCTGGGTGCTACCGGAAGGCACAACCTTTCCTTTCGGCTACAGGGAAAGGTTGATCTGTACGGAGTCTGGTCAGGGGGCGGTGCAGAGGCCGTTTGACTCATGATAGAACTTTCCAGTTGCGTGTGGATTCCGGAACGGGAGTTCACTGATGATCTAAAGGACAGGCTGACCGTCGATGTCTACCGGCTTGACGGCTCATCCGACACGGTTGCGTGCTACCGTAAAGATCGCGAAGGGTTCATCGGCTTGCCGCGTGTGTTCGGTTTGAAATTGATTTCAACGACGGAGTACAAAGACCGGCGGGCGCTTGGTGAGTACATTTCGTTGTCGCAGCCAGTTAAGCTACGCGACTACCAGAGACCCTTTGTGGATGCGATTGTCTCGGCAGCACAGACACGCTCCGACTTCGTTGCGCAGGCAGCGACAGGCAAAGGCAAGACCGTGTGCGCTCTTGCGGTCATTCAACGCCTAGGCCGTAACGCCGCTATCGTTGTCGATCAAGAGAACCTTCTAGATCAGTGGATTACCCGCTGCGAGGAGCATCTAGGGCTTACGCGCGATCAGATAGGGATCGTTCGCGGGCCGAAAGCGGAGTACCGGGATAGACCGATCACGATCTGCATGATGCAGACGCTTGTGCGGCGGGAGCTACCTAAAGAGTTCTACGACCACTTCGGCATTGTCGTGTTCGATGAGTGCCACACGACGGGCGCACCTACGTTCTCCAGAGTACTGATGCGCTTTTCGGCCAAGGTACGCTTTGGGCTATCCGCTACTCCGCAGCGTCGGGACGACCTGAAGCGAATCATTCCTTGGAACCTTGGCACAGTAGACGTTCGACTAACTGATGACCCCGGCAAGTCGTCGGTCTACATTCTGGAGAACCATGGCGTCTACTCATGGCGCGTCAACAACTCCAAGATGGTCGGACGGTTCATCAACGAGGTAGCTGAAGACGCAGACCGCAACTTGCTCATTGTCAAGGCAGTGAAGTGGTTGTATGCGTCGGGGCGGGACGTTCTCGTCATAGGGGACCGGATAGAGCATCTGTGTTCGTTGATGGCGCTGGCTGAGGCGTCTGGCCTACCGCGCAAAGACCTTGGCTTGTATGCCAAGTCGAAGACAGTGTTTGAGTACCAGAAAGACCCCAAACCTCCACGTAGGCCGGAGTGCTGGGAGAAGGGTACACCCTACACTCCTATCAAGCTATGCCTAGTTCAGAAGACTATCCCAAAGGCGGTATTGGATGAGGTCAAGAAAACATCACGCGTAATCTTCGCCACTTATGGTATTATGGCGAAAGGTGTGGACATCCCTAGACTGTCGGCAGGCGTTGATGCAACGCCGCGTAGCGAGGCTACGCAAGTGCATGGGCGTATTCTTAGGATTGCGCCGGATAAACTCAGACCTATTTGGGTAACGCTGGCCGACGTTAATTCGTTTCGGTCACTTTACCAACTGTCGAACAGACTAGGTGACTATCTTGCGAGTAACGCGGAGATTTTCTTATGGGATTTGACCAAAGGAAAAAAGAGGCTGGATATGTCGAGGTACAGGAAAGACCTCGCAGGCCGCATATCGCTCCTCCGCCAAAGCCAGATCATAACGAGTATCGACGGAAACTATACGCTAGTGACCCCGGATACGCCGAGCGGCAGCGTGAGCTATCTCGCAAATCGTACCGCAAGGACAAGCCACTACCGCCGAGCAGGCTAGCGGACGGTCCGCTGACGCAGGGCGTACTCCGCGAGGTACAGGCCGATGAGATGGACTTTCCGCAGGTTGTAGAGTGCTACACGGTTCCTGAAGCGGCGCGGGCGTTGGGGAAGACAGAGTTGACGTTTAAGCGGTGGCTCAAAGAGGACTTGATCCCTGAGCCTATCCTCCGGGACACGCAGCGAGGCTACCGGCACTACAGCGTTGGCGAGGTTACCGTGATGGCTCGCGTGCTTTCGCTGCATGAGCAGTCGTTCAGCTACTATGCTCAAGGGCATACGCAGACGCGTGAGCAAATGATGCAGCAGATGTTTGGGTATCGGGAGCATTTTGTGTAGGAGGGATGTATGGAAGTGCGTAGACGGCGCGGTGAGGGTAAGCCGACTCTGCTTTCTTCAGAAGAAACCTTGGTGGTTACCTCCACCTATGGCGGCGAGGAACGCAACCGCACAGAGAAGCTGGAGGTTCGCAAGTTCCTAGCAGAACCGGCGTACGTTCGTGTAAATGTAGGGATGACGAAAAACATGGGTAACTACGAGTCTCTGCGACTCGACGTTTCCCTTAGCGTCCCCTGCTACACCGAGGAGATTGATCAAGTCTTTCACTCGGTTGCTGATCGGGTCTCGGTTTTGCTTGAAGAAGAAATGAAACAGTACGAGTGAGGAAACATGGCGACCAGACGTACACGGTCCGTGCCAGCAGGGGGGCGCGGAGGCGAAGAGTTTGACGACACACTCAAGGCCATAAGGACTAGGTTCGGAGAGAACACGATTCACACAGCGAGGGAGAAGAATCAGCCAGAGCGGATTAGTACTGGCGTCTTCATCCTAGACCTAGCCCTGCTTGGCGGCATTCCGCATAACAGGGTGACGATGATTGTCGGGGAGCGTCACGCAGGCAAGAGCCTGCTTGCCGACAAGATCATCGCTAACGCGCAGGCGCAGTACCCTGACATGAAGGCTGTCAAGATCGATGTCGAGGGTACCCACGATACGGTCTGGTCTTCGAAGCTAGGGGTCGATCCGGACCGCCTGTACGTTTTCAATCCAGAGACCGGGGAGGCGGCTGTAGATGCTGCCGATGCCTTCGTCCGCACCAAGGAAGTGTCTCTCATCGTCATCGACTCCATCGCGGCGCTCACTCCCATGAAGGAGATTGACTCCTCAGCCGAGGATGCCTTCATGGGCCTGCAAGCTAGATTGGTGGGCAGCTTGGTCCGCAAGGTAACGTCCGGGCTGATTGCCGAACGGAACAGGGGACACTTCGTTACCGTCCTTCTGATCAACCAGTTCCGGTCCAAGGTAGGGGTTGTGTACGGCGACCCTCGTTCTATTCCGGGCGGCAAGGCGCTGGAGTTCTCTACCTCTGTTCAACTCATCATCAAGAACAAAGAGCAGATGGGGAAGGACGAGTACGACGTAGAGACTGTTGCCGAAAACGAGCATGCTTTCGAAATCAAGAAGAACAAGATGAACACCGGCCCTCGTACTGGGGAGTTCCGGGTTCGGCGTGTGCCGGATGACAGTCTCGGTTTGAAGGAAGGCGACGTTGACGACGCCACTACCCTTCTGGCTTACGCGAAGAAGTTCGGTGCGTATACCGGGGGAGGGTCGAGTTGGACCCTAGACTTCTGGGACGAGGAACACACGTTTCGTGGTATGAATGATGCGGCGTTACACCTGTACCAGAATCGGGAACTCTACTGGAAGCTTCGCAACTTCCTCATCAGCGAGCAGGCAAAGCACCTGAAGATGCCGGATGAGTTTATAGAAAGGTTCTACCCGGATTGATGAAATCGATTTCAAACAAATCATGAGTAGAGAATCTTTCTTACGAAGAACGTTCGGCCAACCGGGGCGTACGCCTTCGCACGACCGCAGCAAGAAGCAGGAGCGTGAGCTAGCCAAACGCGTCGGGGGCGAAGTCACTATCGCTTCCGGCGCTTTCTCCGTGAAGGGAGATGTTCGCAAGAAGCGGATCGTACGTATCGAAGCCAAGACGACGAAGCACAAGAGCTTCAGCGTCACTACTGAGATGATAGACAAGATCGAAGAGGCGGCGCTGGCTTGCGACGAACTGCCGATAATTGTGGTAGAGTTGGCAAACGACGACAAACGTACAGCGAAGCAAGTTGCGGTTGTTCCTCTGTACGTTCTGGACACTTTAGGCTATTCGGTATGACGGTGCGTAGGGACATCATCAAGCGAGTCTTGGATAAGCGACTCGTTGGCGGATCGTCTGGCGCAGTGCGTCGGCGGCGCGGGCAGGACGTTCCCGCACCCGAAGTTGTCGAGGTTCCTTGGGAACCTGACACTACGCCTGTGATCGACATGCTCAAGGCGACCAAGCCCGCTACGCAGGAGTTTCGTAGCACCGGCAACGTCCACGTTTCTGACATCATCAACAAGTGCGTTCGCAAGATCGCACTCATGCACAAGCTAAAGCTGCGGCACCCGCAGGAGTCCATCATGGACGGGCAGGGGATTACCTTTGCCATCGGGGACGCGGTGCATGATTTCGTAAAGCGTCGATTCATTCAAGGCCACCCCGATAAGGTCTACGCGCGGTGGTCATGCCTTTGCGGTAAGGAAGGGTTTGAGGGTTTGTTCAAGAGCAGACCCAGACAGAAGTGTCCAGAGTGCAACAGCACGCTCGACAAGCACAATGAGGTACGCTTCACCGATGCTGCGACCAAGCTCACAGGGTCGCCAGACTTGTTGCTCTGGATGGATGCGCTAGGCGCGTACTACATTGTCGAAATCAAGTCGATAGCGGCCGAATCGTGGAAGGAGCTAGCTCGCGCGGAGCCGAACCATAAGGTACAGGTGTCGCTCTATTGGTGGCTTCTCCGTCGTGCTGGTATTCCTGTCGTCAACCGGACCAGCATCCTGTACGCGAACAAGGAGTACAGCTTCAAGTTCCCGTACAAGGAGTTCGTCATAGACCCGCAGACTGTCGATCTGTCTCCGTACATGGAAGACCTTGATCGTCTGGCGGAAGCAATGAAGGGCGGGGAGCTTCCGCCACGCGTAATGTGCGGGACGCAGGAAGCACCGGAAGCCAAGCGATGCCCCGTTCGCGTAACCTGCTTTGGATGCTCATGAGTGCTTCTGTTCTTGGTATCGACCCAAGCCTAACGTCGTTAGGGTTCGCCTACTACACCAAGGAGGGCCTGCCTATCGTTGGTACTGTCAAGCCGAAAAAAGTGAAGGGTCTCGCTCGGTTACTCTACTTGCGCACTCAGGTACAGGCGGTTCTGGATGTTGCTAAACCGCAACTGATTGCCTACGAAGGCTACGCCATGGGGCGGTTTGCGGGCAGGGCGTTCGACTTGGGGGAGCTAGGTGGGGTCTTGAAGTTGTTCTTCTTTGAGCGTAAAATCCCCTTACTACTCGTTCCTCCTTCATCTTTGAAATTGTTTGCAACCGGCATCGGTAACGCGGACAAGCAGCGCGTCATGGCTGTGATGTCCAAGCACCGGGGTCGGGCGTTCTCTTCGGACGATGAGGCGGACGCGTATGCGCTGTTGCAGGTTGGTATTGCGTTTCGTGACGGTAGACAAAGGCCGCGCGATCCGCGACACTTCAAATGCACCGCGCTACGAGGTTGCGAGTTAGTACAAGCGGTGTAGGTTGAAATCAATTTCATCCGTCCGCTACAATCGAGTCATCCCGAAAGGGTTTTTCAACTAGAAATGGAAAGGTGAACCATGAAGATCAAGGTTGGTGACAAGATCGTTTTCAAGGGCTACTCGGAACCCCCGGAAGAAGGTCAAACGCTGTTGGAGGAGGGCGAGGAGTACACGGTCCACGAAGTCAACTCCGACAACAACTCCGTCATGGTGCGGATTGACAACCCGGACTTCAACCCGAAGAAGAAAGTCTCCGATACCAATCCGGAGACGATGGAGCTTGAAGTCTTCGAAGAAGAGTTCACTCTTCCTGCCGCCAAGGGCAAGCCCGCCGCTAAGGCAACTCCCGCGAAAGGCCGCAAGCCGGTAGCGGAAGTGGAGGAGGATGAGGCTGAGGCGGACGAGGAAGAGGCTCCCGCGCCGAAGAAGGCGGCTAAGGCTGCGCCGAAGAAAACCGCAGCTAAGGCGGCGAAGAAGGTCGCTGCGAAGCCCGCCAAGAAAGCGAAGGCAGAGACCGAGGAAGCGGAAGCTGAGTCGGCCGACCCCTACGCCGACCTGTCCGAAGACGACGAAGACCAAGAGATTGTCGAACTGGTCAACGCGTCGGACGACGTTCTGGCGCTCGCCAAGGAAGTCTCGGAAGAGGCGTCGGCAATCGAATACAAACTGGGCGGCGTCCTGTTTCACGTTCGCAAGTCCGGGGCGTACACCGAACTCGACAAGCGGTACAGCGAAAAGGGCGGCTTTGGCCTGTACGTCCTTGAGCAACTGAACGTCGAGTACCGCAAGGCGATGTACCTGATCGACATCTACTACAAGTGGAACAAGTTCGGTCTGGACGCGGAAAAGGTTGCGCAGATCGGTTGGGCGAAAGCCGCCAAGATCGCCGCCGTTATGACGGAAGACACGGCAGCGGAGCTTCTGGAACTGGCCGAGAACAACACGGTTGCCGATCTGGTCGAGAACATCAAGACTTCGTACAAGGAAGTCGGCGGCACGAAGGGTGAGAAGAAAGTCCTCAAGACCTTCAAGTTCCGTCTGTTCGAAGACCAAGCGGCGGCGGTCGAGGAAGTCCTGCAAGCGGTCGCTTCCGCGATGGAGTTCAAGAACCTTGACCAAGCTTTTGAACACATCGTCATGGAGTGGGCGGCGGAACACCCGATTGCTCCGGAGAAACCGGCCAAGACGAAGGCTAAGGCTGCTCCTACCAAGGATAAAGCCCGCGCCGCCGCCTAACCGGCAGGAAGTAGTTTGAGGTAGGGATGGGGGCGCACTGTCGCCCCCATTCTCCATTTTGGAGGAAGCATGACCGTTCAGCGTAGATCGCGGGCGCGAGGCAAGGCACCGGCACCAACCAACGTGCGGATCAATCTAGCGTACGTGGACGTTAACTCTCTGGTACCGTACGACTACAACCCTAGAGACAACGCGGCGGCGATAGATTCCGTAGCTGCGTCGATTTCCAATTTCGGTTTTCTCATTCCTGTCGTTGTCGATTCCGACAACGTTCTCGTTGCCGGTCATACTCGCGTCGAAGCCGCCAAGAAGCTTGGCATGGCTGAGGTACCGGCGATTCGCGCGGACCATCTCAGCGAAGAGCAGATTGCCGCTTTTCGTCTCATCGATAACAAGGTTGCTGAGCTTGCCAAGTGGGACTTCGACTTGCTGTCCGGGGAGATAGCCAAGCTCAAGGACTCCGGTCTTACCCTTACCGACTTCGGTTGGACGCGGGAGGAACTGGATTGCTTGGGCCAGATGGTCGCGGACGATTGCCTCTCTACGGAAGGGCTAGTCACGCTAGAGGCGCAGGAACGGCTGCGTAGGACTGAGCGCCGCGCCCCGGCGACCGCTAGGTTTGTCCTTGGCGAACTCGTCTTTTTCATCTCTGCGACCGACTACCGCACTTGGGTAGACGGTATTCGCACCTTGCATGACTACAACGAGACAGAGATTGTTGAAGACCTGAAGCGGCGGTTGGGGATTACGGAGACGTAGAAGATGCCGAATCTAATTGGTGGAATGACTACTGCGGAGCGCTTAGCGTACTTAGCGGAGTTGCGCGAACCGCCACGCGCACGCAGGGATGATCCGGAGACTTCGCAAGCTGGTAGGGAGGGTCCGGACGATCTAGCAAGACTGCAACGGGATATCTTGTACGTACTACACCAGCGGCCGAATGCAGGACTAACGACAGGTGAGCTTGCTTTGGCGTTGCAGACCCCGCGTGACTCTATTTCGCCTCGCATGAGGACTTTAGAGGCACGTGGCTTGATCGTTGCTACAACGATGAAGCGTACGCTCCCCGGAGGTCGGCCGCAGATCGTATGGCTGTGTAGCCGCGCCGAGGAAGGTTCGTAGATGGAGTTACATCCGTGTCCGTATTGCGGAAGTCGTGATGTTGAGCTACGGCCGGTTGCCGAGATACGAAGGGAAGTCCAGTACGATAAGGCGGGTAGACCGAGAAAGTTTGCGTACTCCTGCCACCGCGTATGTTGCAACCACTGCGGGACTCTTGGGCCACAGACTTCTGAACACACCCACGTTCGTAGGTCGTTAGCCGATAGCGACATCCAGACAGACCGGCGAAACGCTCTCAATCTCTGGAACACTAGGCATAGCGGGTAAGCGATGAAATCGATTTCAAAGGTATCAGCGATCCCCACTGATCGATTGCACCCCGACGAGACTAACCCGCGCAAGCCAGACCAAGCGCGGATGGCGCTGTTGCAATTGAGCATCACGAAGCTTGGCTTCATCATGCCGGTCTACGCCACGAAAGACGGGATGCTGCTTTCCGGCCACCAGCGGTTGACCGTCGCTAAAGCTTTGGGGATCAAGAAAGTCCCCACGGTCATAGTCGAACTGAAAGAGTCGGACATCAAGGGCATCAACATCGTCTTCAACCGCGCGACGAACGACTTCAGCGCGTTCGATACCGGTCTGAAAGCTTCTGAAAGGCTCCACTACGCCGATGTGCTAGAGGCAGCGGAGGAGCTACCGGACTTTGAAGGCGAAGACTGGTACGCCCTGCACGCGGCTGAAAAGCCCATCAAAGGTTTGGGCGCAGGCGAGGCAGGCAAGTACGACAAGAAAGCCGCCGTAATGGCTGAGAACATGCTGCGGCTAGGGATTCACATCCCTATCGTTGTTTCGGAGTCGGGGCGGGTCATCAACGGCATCCATCGTCTGTTCAACGCCAAGGAGAACGGAGTCACGACATGGCCGGTAATCACCATACCGGATGACATGGCGGATGTTGCTTTGACCTTCCTCAACTACCTGTCGATGGACTTCCACGTTGACGAGGAGTTTGCTGATGTTCTCAGATTTTCTGCGTACCGTCGGCCGCAAAATAACCGGGGCGCTGTACCAAAGGCTTATCGATTCTGGGCTAACGGATGCCGAACGCTACTGGACGCCAACTCATATTCCGTTGATTACTGGCGGAAGTTCCGTGACTTGCACGGACAGTCCCTCCTCGACTTCGGGGCCGGTCTGGGTAAGGTTGCGCCGTTCCTCACAGGGAAGGGGATGGACTGTATCGACTTTGAGCCGTACCGGATCGATCAAGAGAAAGACAAGGGCAAGCCGTGTCCTGAGCTATCGAAGCGCGAGGCGCGGCGGTTTCTGGATGAAGTTGCGGATGGGCGCAGGTTTACGTCTATCTTCCTCGCATCTGTACTCAACTCCGTACCCTTTCCGAAAGACAGGATGGCAGTCCTTGCCATCGTCCATGCACTCTCTAGCAAGGACACAGTTATCTACGGTACGTGCCGCGACGTATCAGATTTCAATTATGAGTACGGCGGCATTCGCAATGCTAACTACTTCGTCTTTGATTCTGAACCCGGTGTTCGGGTCGGGGACGTAATCAAGAACCCCAAGATTCAGAAGTTTCACACGCAGGAGGAAGCGGACGCGATGTTCGCCCGCCTGTGGAACAAGCGAGACTACTGGCCGGGAGGCAACGTCTTCTACTTCAGGCTGTCGGCACCTAAAGGAATCAACCCAAAAGTAGTCGCGCAAGCGCTGGAGCTTGAGTTCGAATTGCCTTACGCGGACAATACGCGAATGGGCTTGTCGGCCTACGCGAAGAAGTGCTTCGGCAAGCGGTTGGGGGTAAAGCTGTAGGAGAACTGAGATGGCGGTACTTCGCCAGACGGTTGACGACTGCGTTAGGTTTTGGTGCTTACGTTGTCAGAAACCGGTCGAACGCGTCGAGGGGATGCGTAACCAGTTTGTCCGAACCTACTGGTTCGGGTTGGAGTGCCATGGTCAGCGTACCACGATAGAGATAGTGGACGAGGTAGTTGAGCAGTATATAGGTGACCCGTTTAGGATCAACGTCTTTCCGGTTGACACGCCAGTAGTGCCGCCGTTTGCAACCGGAGGGATGTTACCGAAGGCGGCAGAAACGCCGAAGGCGAAAGAGACACCAAAGGCGGCGGTGGTACAGGTACGAACACGGCTCATTCGGTTAAGGAGAGAGTGATGGCAGTCGATAAACAACCTGCGGTTGGTCGGATTCTTTTGGTGCGCGGGCGGTCTACGGATTTCTTCCCTTGGTATCTCAAGGGCGGCAAGATTACTCGCGTAGCAGGGCAGCGAGCGTACTTCACCACGGAGAGTGGCCGGGAGTCGTTCACGCATGAGTACTCGGCTATCGTGGATACCGAGGAGGAAGAAGAGGCGCTGCTTCGGTTTACCGACAAGTACCAAGCAAAGCTGAACGATCTTCATGCTGAGATGACGCACATCAGCAAGACGCTCGTTGACTCCTTGAATGCTGGTACGTCAACCAAACGTGTACGGAGAAGCAAATGACCGATCCCACCATCGTAGGTACCGTAACGGTTACTCAGACCACGCCCCTGCCTACGCCACTCGCGGCGCAAATCCCTAGACTTACCTCGCGTAAGTTTCTGCTGTGTCTCGCGACGTTGCTATCTGTCACGCTTTTGGTGTGGTTTGCCAAGATCGGGGACGGGGTATACTCGGCGGTGTTGATCGCTACCGTAGGGGCGTACATCGCGGGCAATGTGACCCAGAAATGGGTTGAAAAGTCGGCCCGCCAAGACGACTCCATACTGAAGTAGCTTCTCTCTTTTCGCTGGGCTATACTAGGCCATCCATGGTGGCACTAGCAGGAGGTTCTATGTCGGTCGAGTCCGGGGCTGGCGATCCAGTCCATCTTCCCAAACGAAGAGACCTGTTCAAGTTCGATGACGAGGTTGCATCGATCTTCGATAACATGGCTCCTCGCAGCATCCCGCTGTACAACGAAGTTCACCGTCTTCACGTTTCTTTGGTGTGGAAGGCGCTTCAGCCGGGGGCTGTGGTAGTCGATGTCGGCTCCTCGACGGGGCATCTCTTTCGGAACATAGAGCGCCAGCTACGGAAGCCGTTCGCTGAGACGGGCTTGCGCGGGTACGCCGTGGACGCGTCGGGACACATGATGGACCGTCTGACGCGGGAGTTCCCGACAGTCACGCCGATTATCGGAGACATTGCGTTCATGCAGCCTTTGGCGGAAAAGGCGGATGTTCTCTTCTGTCTCTACACGCTACAGTTCGTACCGGAGGAGCGCAAGTCAGACGCTCTTCACTGGCTTGTAGATAGTACGAAAATCGGCGGGGCGGTCGTGTTCGGTCAGAAAGACCGCATCCTCAATCCCGCATTTGAAATCGATTTCAATGACGAGTACTATCTGTTTCGCAGGGACAACGGCTACACGCAGGAGGAGATTGACGCCAAGACGGAGGCGCTGAAGAACTCTATGTGGCCGGTTGCCTACTCGGACCTTGCTCGCAGGCTAGCGATGCTTGGGGTTCAATCCCACGAAACTACTCGCTGGCTTCAGTTCAGTACGTTACTGGGATATCGGAGGTTTTGATGTCCGTAGATGCTCCTGAGTCAAACCCGCGCCGTCGTCGTATCAATCGGCGTTCTGGGTTGTCTTTTAGCGGCAGCGGGCTGGGTCAGTCCACTGCCGGTGCGGCGGACGTTGCCGACGAGGATGATGCAGTAGAAGACCTCAACGCCGAGGTTCTGTCTGCTGTTCCTGAGACGCGTCGTTTGACGGACGATCAGCAATCTGAGATGGTCCGGGCGACCACGAACTCCGAAGAGTTCACCCCGTCGAATCGTCTTGCTCAGGTACGCTCCCGGTCGAGTGAGTACGAGCGGGAATACCGGCTGCAATTGCTGCATCGTTTGTTGATGCGCAACCTACCCCTTGACGAGATTGCCGCCAACCTTGGGGTCTCTGTCAGCACCGTCATTCGTGATAGGTTGGAGCTTAAGGAGCGTCTTCGCCACGCAGCGAAGGAACTCGACATCGAAGTGATGATCGGGAACTCCAAAGGCTTCTACGAGGAAGTGCAGGCGATGGCGATGCGGGCGGCGTCGAACAGCAACACGCCGATGCCTATGCGCCTTGCCGCGATGCGGACGGCGCTGGCTTCGCACAACGACATGCACCGCTTCTTCCAAGCAGCCGGTGTCTATGACACGCTTCGCTTCCGTAAGGGCGCGGGCGAGGGCGCTCAGACCGACATTCAACGGCTCCTTACGCTCACTGAGGAGTTGCTGGGCGAGACCCGCCGCGATGCGCGTACCGAGGCGGTCCCCAATCCGCTCGGTTCGTTTTCTGGTGACGACGCAGAGACGATGGAGCTATGACGGCCATTCAAGTAAGACGGTCTCGTCCTGTTGTGGAGGTTAGGCTTTCTCGTAGAGAGCAGGAAATCCTAGAGCGGGCGAAAGAGGCGGCGGCTGGTTTTCAGAACCCCATGTTCGGGGATATGTACGTCGAGGCGCTGCGTCGTCGTTTGACCGAGAACGACGGGACTCTCTACAGCTTCATGACCCATCTAGAGCAACCGCCTGTCTCTATCGAAAACTTCCTAGACGGGCGGGAGTTTCTCGGTGCCACCGACTTGACGATGTGGCCGGAAGTCCGGGAAGCTGTAGTACAGATCAACCAGAATTGGTGGAGAGGCATCGACTACGGCGCGTACGCCGAAGCCGTACTCATGGGGGCGACCTCTACCGGCAAGACAACGATCTGTCAGGTCACCACGCTTTACCACTTGCACATCCTAGGTTGCTTGAAGCAGCCGCAGTCCGTTTACGGCCTGCCGAAGGCTACCTCCATCGTCTTCCCGATCATGGCGGCAAAGCCGCACGTGACGAAGAAGGTTGTCTATCAGCCGCTTCGGAAGATGATTGAGGATATTCCTTGGTTTCGTGAACACCTTCGTCTGGACAAGCTTGTCGAGTCTGAGATTTACTTCAGCGACAAGAACATTCGGGTGGCCGTCGGCGGGGCCGATGCTGACTCGATTCTCGGTGAGGCCGTGATTGGCGGGGTCATCGATGAAATCAATTTCATGAGCATCGTCATGAAGTCGAAGAAGGCTGAGGTCACCAGCGGGCGGGCTGGTATGTACGACCAAGCCCAGACGATCTACGAGGCGATGACCCGCCGGAAGAAAAGCCGCTTCATCACGCAGGGTCCGCAGATTGGCGTTGTGATCGTCTCCTCGTCCACCCGCTACAAAGGCGACTTCACTGACAAGCGCAAGGATCACATCGACAAGGTAAAAGAAAAAGGCGTCTACATCTACAACAAGAAGCAGTACGAGGTCTGGCCGCAGGATCGATACTCCGGGGAGACCTTTCGGCTTCTGGTCGGTAACGACGTTCTTTCCGACACTCGCGTACTCAACGAGAACGAACAGGTACCGGACGGCTCGCTTGTGCTTGACGTACCTGTCGAGTACCGGGATGATTTTGTCAAGAACCCGCACGATGCGCTGAGGGATATCGTCGGGGTCTCTACCAGTTCCGTGTTCCCGTTCTTCCGCCGTCGTTTCAAGATTCTGGAATGCGTCGAGGCGGGGAGAGAAGACGGGCTGGAATCGTTCTTGCTCAAGGACAACGTAGTCTTGGGCGTCGATGGGATGCCTGTTGTCCGCTCAGGTCACTACTGCACGAACCCCTCGCGCCCGCGCTACGTCCACATTGACCTTTCAACCACCGGAGACCGCTGCGGCGTAGCCATGGTTCGGTTCGACGGGCTGCGTAAGGTGACGCGGCAGAACGATATGGTTGAGATGTTGCCAGAGGGGACGGTAGAACTGGCGATGAGTATTGAGCCGGATGCCCAGAACGAGATTCAGATCGCTGAAGTTCGGATGTGGGTCAAGATGCTCCGCGATAGGTATGGTTACCCGATCAAGGTAGTCACCTATGACGGTTTCATGTCCACTGAATCCCGGCAGCAATGGAAGAAAGAGGGGATGCGGACAGGTCATGTGTCCGTTGACAAGACCGATGTCCCCTACAAGCAGTTTCGTGACGCCATCAATGATGGGCGGCTGAAGTTGCTGGACAACCCAGTGCTTGTTTCTGAGCTATTCGACTTGGAGTATGATGAGACTACTAGCAAAATTGACCACCCCGTCCACGGCAGCAAGGATGTAGCGGACGCCGTTTGCGGTGCGTACACCGTCATGGTCGAGCGCCGCTCGTCGTGGCTACCCGCCGCTCAGGATGACGCCCAGTACGAGGCGAGTCAACGTCGTGACTTCGATGACAGGCTAGACGCCCCCCGGTTTGTGTAGACAGACAGCGAGTTCTGGGGGCCGGATAATATAACCTCCAAATAGGAGGATTTCATGGACGTTCTCTCGTATCTGTTGTTTGCCTACTTCGCCTTCGCCTTCACGAAGTTCATGCTGTGTGCGCAGCAGTTGCCTACAGCAATCGGGGTAATCTCGCGTTTGCACGGAGCGAAACCCGGTAAGATTCTGATCCGCTTTGCGGTCATTGTCCCGGTCTTCTTGGTGCTTACCGTTCTGTTTGGTTGGATCGGCTCGCTGTACAAAGAGGGGCCGAAGTTCTTTTCGTTCTACTCAACCTTCACCATCATCCGTACCTGCATCAAGGCGTATAGGGATTCTCATGACTAGAGGTTCTTCGTTTGAGGGCAAGTGT